GGATGAGATCGCAATAGCAAAAGGTAAACTAGAACCACATGACACTGGTCATATTCATACGTCAATAAGCTATTTAGAAAGCAGAGCAGAAGAAGTACAAAAAGAAATTGATGAAGGATTAAGAAAAGCTGCCTATGCCTACTAATTTAGAACAAACTATATTACGTAATCTGTTAACTGACGAAGGCTATATGCGCAAGGTATTGCCTTTTATAAAACCAGATTACTTTGAAGGTATCTACCGAATATTGTTTCGAGAAGCTGGTAAGTTTGTTGCCAAATATAACAAGTTACCAAATGCTGAATCATTTAAGATCGAACTCGATCAGAGTGATAAATTAAGCGATGAACAATACAATTTGGCAATGGATATCGTACCACAGCTATTTACTGGAGACAAGGTAGATGATAAATGGCTGGTTGATACTACTGAAAAGTGGTGTCAAGATCGTGCGATATATCTTGCGATAATGGAATCAATATCAATTATTGATGGAAAGCACGAACAATTAACTAAAGGTGCTTTACCTGATCTATTGTCAAATGCACTTGGCGTAGGATTTGACTTACAAGTTGGTCATGATTATGTAGAAAACGCGGAGGATCGATATGAATTCTATCATACAGAAGAAGACAGGCTTCCATTTGATTTGGAATACTTTAACACAATCACAAAGGGCGGTGTCCCACGTAAGACTCTTAATATTGCTCTCGCTGGCACCGGTGTCGGTAAGTCTTTATTTATGTGCCATGTTGCTGCCTCATCTTTAGTTCAAGGTCAAAATGTTTTATATATCACAATGGAAATGGCTGAAGAAAGAATCGCTGAAAGAATAGATGCAAACTTGCTTGATGTTCCTATTGATCAATTAGATAAATTACCGAAGAATACTTTTAGTCTTAAAGTACAAGACATTGCACGTAAGACGCAAGGTAAGTTAATTATAAAAGAATATCCAACTGGCTCTGCACATGCTGGTCATTTTAGAGCTTTACTTAATGAACTTAAATTAAAAAGACAGTTTGAACCAGACTTAATCTTTATTGATTATTTAAATATATGTGCAAGTTCAAGAATGAAAGGAATGGGCGGTGCAATCAATTCATACTCTTACATTAAAGCAATTGCTGAAGAATTACGTGGCCTTGCAGTCGAGTTCGACTTACCGATCTTCTCTGCAACGCAAACGACTCGTTCTGGTTATTCTAACTCGGATATTGGGCTTGAAGATACAAGTGAGTCTTTTGGATTACCCGCTACAGCGGATCTAATGTTTGCTCTTATAACAACTGAAGAACTTGAACAGCAAGGACAGTTCATGGTGAAACAATTAAAGAATCGTTACAACGATCCAACACTACATAAAAGATTTGTAGTTGGTGTCGATCGAAGTAAGATGCGCTTGTATGATGTGGAAGAAAATCAACAAACATTAACAGACGATACGCCAGTGTTTGATAAGACACCAACTGGTGAAAGATTTAAGGATTTTAAATTATGATAAAACATTACATAGCAATAATATGGTGCATAGCTTTTTGGGGTGGATTGATTACAGGTAAAAGCGCATTCGCAGCAGAATGGAATGATAAGCCTGTAATATGTGAAAACACTAAAGCGGCTCTTAAAGCTATACAAGCAAAAGGTGAAGTTCTTTTAATGACTGGCGTACAAAGTGCTAAAGTTAGAAATCCTGATGAACCAAACGGTTTGGCATATAATCCTGTACACTTACCATTACAAATATTCATAAACCTACAAACTAAAACTTTTACTATAATTGAATATCATGCTTCATACAACAGCGTTTGTATCATTGCTTATGGAGATAACTTTAGTTCAATAATTTTAGAGTCAATGTAATGTTTTATGATGTAAAAAAATTAAACGAATTAGAAAAAGAACTATCTGAAAACTTAATGCAGGCAGACGGTAGAACATATGAGAAAGAATTCAAGCCATTTTGGGTCAACTATAGAGGTGATATACCAAAGTGTTTAATGGTGATACGAGAATATCGAAGTTTATTAGAACAGTTGGAGCGTCAAAATGATAGCAAAACTAATTAGTTACAGCAAACCATCAGAGTTTACTACATACGGGGACAATATGCCGTTAAACTGTCAAGATCTTGTAGCTTTTTGTGCAAGAGTTTCTAATCCATCAAATCAAAATAATACTAAAACATCAGAAAAACTATTAAAATATCTTGCTAAACATAAACATTGGTCACCATTTGAAATGGTTAGTGCTTGTATTGAGATCAATACTACACGTGATATTGCCAGACAAATATTAAGACATCGTAGTTTTAGTTTTCAAGAGTTTAGTCAAAGATATGCAAATCCAGTAGAGGAGTTAGAATTTGTCACACGAGAAGCGCGCATGCAAGATACAGAGAATAGACAAAATAGTATCGAAGTTGATGATAGGTCTCTCCAAATTGAGTGGGAACGAGAACAAGGAAGAGTTATATGGATGTGCAAAAAAGTTTATGAAGCAGCTATCAAGAAAGGGATTGCAAAAGAAGTCGCAAGGGCGGTCTTACCGGAAGGATTAACAAAATCACGATTATATATGAATGGCACCATTAGGAGTTGGATTCATTTTATAGAATTACGTTCTGCAAACGGCACACAAAAAGAATGTAGTGAAGTTGCAATTGCGTGCGCACAAGCGATATCAAAAATATTTCCAATGGCAGAGGACTTTACAAATGAATAAATATACACAAGACATGACAGGAACAGGACAACATATAGAACTACCAGACCCTGGCCCTGAGCCAGAAAGGTACTATGACTGGATGCTGTGGAAGTTAAGACAGAGTCCAGAGTGGAATGCTGCGATTCGTGGAAAGAAAAATGAGTTTCAGACTGGAATATTTGAGGTTATTAAGAACATGCTAAAAAATAGTAGTTTAACATTAGCGCTACTTTATACGTTTGGCCATATCATTATAGCCATGAACGTCGTATATTGGATGACTGGTGCAGACTTGTTTGAAGCTGGTCTTGTTGCTCTTGTTGAACCAATGTTTAATGGTGTTTGGTTCTATGTACTTCACAAACTGTGGAGAAAATACAGTTAACATGTTAACAACAAAACTGTGTACATTCCCTTATTTTTAGTGTATAATAATACTATAAAATAAAAAATTAAGGGAGTTTTATATGTATAAAATCAATGTTTTCAAAAATGGTAGTCTGGTTGCATCTAGTACTTTCATCAACGAGAAAGATGCTTTGATGGAGTTGGCTAGATTCGAAAGGCCAGAAAGACAAGAGTACGTCGCGGTATTCGAAACTCCAGATCAGGAGGCTAAATAATGATATCAGTTCAAGTTACATATACAGGTAGTGGTACACCTTATGCAGCAGCAGAGGTCAGTGCTCCATGTAAAGACGTCTATGAAGCTTTAGAATATGCTTTTAGATGGACTCAAAACATTTCAGGTTCATGGTCAAAAAAGATTGGCGATGATGCTAACGATAATGTTAAAGTTCTTTACCATAATTTTGATGGTTCTGGTCTTAGAAGTTCAATGGTTGGCGATGAGTTTCTTGCCGAAGGTAAGACATTTAAGTGTATGCCGTTAGGGTTTGAGGAGGTTGCATAATGGGAATATTTGTAGGTAGATACGACCATATCAATACTGAAGAGGTCGCTAAAAGACGCAGCACATCATGGGTTGGTAGGTTTAATCCTTGCAACTCAGACGATATGCAAGAATATGAAATGGTGAAAGCCATCGTAAGAAACGTAAACTCATCAACTAAAGATAAATTTAGAGTCGAGAAAAAAGGTCGAAAGCCTATTGATGGTTTTGTCTATGGTGGTAATCCTAAAGGTGGTATAAACAAAGCCACACTATGGGATGTATATATTTGGAGGAGATATACATGATTATTGTTGATTACAGTGGTATTGCTTTAGCGAGTATAATAATTAATAAAACGTTTGATGAACAACTAATTCGTCATATGATTCTCAACTCCCTTAGAATGTATCGTACAAGATACAAAGAAGAGTATGGCGAATTAGTTCTTGCTGTCGATGCGTCAAATAACTGGCGCAAGACAGCTTTTCCACAATACAAAGCAAGTAGAAAGAAAACACAGAAAGAATCATCTTTTGATTGGGGTGAAGCTTTTAGAATACTTAACGAAGTACGTGAAGAGATTGCAGAAAACTTTCCATATAAAGTAATTCGTATTGATGGTTGTGAAGCCGATGATATTATCGGTACAATTGTTACCATGAATCCAGATCCAAACAAAGATTACAATCACGAAAAAATTATGATTGTATCTTCAGATAGAGATTTCTTACAACTACAAAAGTATAACTTTGTAAGACAATACTCACCGCTTCTTAAAAAAGAATTGATAGAAGAAAATCCAAGAGTGTACTTACAAACACATATCATTAAAGGCGATAAGGGTGATGGCATACCAAACATTCTATCTGATGATAACGTATTTGTTGAAGGATTTAGGCAAACACCAATCACTCAAAAGAAGATAGATAATATCATACAAGATCTTGAAGAAGGTGAATTACTATATGCAGCGTCTTGGTATCGCAACTATTGCCGAAATAAAAAATTAATTGATCTTACTGAAACACCAGAAGATTTAAGAAAACAAATTATAAATAACTTTATGGACCAAGATCCTGCATCGTTATGGAGTAAAAGAGGAAAGGTCTTTCCTTACTTAGTTGCCAAACGTTGTAATGAATTGATTAAAAGTGTACAGGAGTTTATTTAATGAAACAGTATGTTTTTGAAGTCTTAGAAGAAATGGCTAAGCAAAGAAATCGTAATGATAAAGTTCGTGTCTTAAAAGAAAACGAGACATGGGCTTTAAAAGATATCATAAGAGGTTCCATGGATACGACCATAAAATGGAACTTACCAGAAGGCGAACCGCCATATAACCCATCACCAGCTCATATGCATCCTACTACCCTAACTAAACAAAATGGCCAGTTTAAATATTTTGTAAAAGGCGGACCAGGTGATAAGA